AACTACAATAGACGTACTGAAAAACTTTTCAGTCATTAATCCTAACATGGTTTTTAAGCCAGGTAAGACCATTTCAACAATTGCGGAAGCTAAAAACATTCTTGCGAGTGCAAAAATTGAAGAAGATATACCAAATCAATTTGGTATATATGATTTGACAGAATTTTTATCTACGCTTTCTTTAGTAGATAATCCTGACATTGAATTTACTTCCGATTCAATTGCAATAAATGAAGGTAATACGTCTATTCGCTATTATTACTCGTCACCTGAGCTTCTTACCGCACCAAGTAAAAATGTTACGATGCCAAAAGCAGAAGTAAAGTTTGCTCTTTCTGCATCTTATATTAATAAAATTAAAAAGGCTGCATCGGTTTTGGGTCACGCTACTCTTGAAATTATTGGATCAAATGGAGTGATAACTCTTCAAGTAAGTGATATAAAAAATGCATCGGCTAATAAGTATAGCCTCGTAGTTGATAGCGATAATGAGTGTAAAGAACCATTTTCATTCGTAATAGTGATTGGAAATCTTAAGATGATGCCAGGAGATTATGCAGTTTCAATTAGTTCTAAGCTTATAAGTCATTTTGAGAATACTACAGTTCCTGTAAATTATTACATTGCTTTAGAAAAAATTAGTACATTTGGCAAACAATAACTTTAATATATAATAATATGTCTACTGATAATACACCTAATTTACCTCCACCAGGTCCACAATTAAGCTTAATTGACTTGCAAAACGCGGTCATTTTAATTAATTTAGCTAAAGATGCTGGAGTTTATCCAGATGATCAAGCAAGACTTGTTAGTGTGACTCTAAATCGTTTCATTGATTTTCTTTCAGTTGCTATTCCCATGGTTCAAAATCAAGCTATGGCTTCGATTCAAGGTCCAGTAGATACTGATAATACTAGTGGTGCAAATATTTAATATTAATTAATAAGTAAATTAGTAAATAGACTTTTGGAGCGCAGTCTTTAAACAGCGCTCTATTTTTATATTATGAGCAATATTCCAAATACACCAGAAGATGTACAAGCTATTAAAATAGCATTAGATCAAATTTCAGAAGTGCTTTCTGATATTAAGACACAGCAAATTCAAATTAATGAAATTGCTAAAGCTTTAGAAGACAAGTACAAAATATCTGCAAAAACTTTTCGGAAAGTTGCAAATCTCTATCATCGTCAGAGCGTTGCTCAGTTTGAGAACGAGGATGCAGAGATTAGAGATATGTACATGTCGATAATACTTGGTTAGTATCATATTTTTATGATAACTAAAGATGAGTTCCTATGGACGGAGCGGTATAGACCCGCGCATTTACAAGATTGTATTCTTCCAGATAATCTAAAACAAACTTTTCAAAAGATTGTAGATTCTGGAGAAATGCATAATCTTATTTTATCTGGTACTGCTGGCCTAGGTAAGACGACAGTTGCAAGAGCGATGTGCGAAACTCTTAATCTAGACTATATCCTTATAAATGGATCTGAAGAATCTGGTATTGATATACTTCGTACAAAGATAAAGCAATTTGCAAGTTCGATCTCATTAATGAATAGCGGTCCTAAGGTCGTTATTCTCGATGAGGCAGATTATTTAAATCCGCAGTCTACTCAACCCGCACTTCGTGGATTTATTGAAGAGTTTTCAAATAACTGTCGATTCATTCTTACCTGTAATTTTAAAAATCGAATTATAGAACCTCTTCATTCTAGATGCGCAGTTATTGAATTTAATACTTCAAAGAAGCAACTTGCAGATCTTGCAAGTAAATTTATGAAACGCTTAGAGATGATTTTAAAGACTGAAAAAGTCTCTTACGAGTCAAAGGTTTTGGCAGATATGATATGTCGCTTTGCGCCAGACTGGAGAAGAGTTATTGGAGAATGCCAAAGATATAGTGTATCTGGTAAAATTGATAGCGGTATATTGATCAATCTATCTGATGTTAGTATAGCATCTCTTATGAAATCTTTAAAAGACAAAGATTTTAAAAGTATGAGGTCTTGGGTTGTAAATAATGTGGATGTTGAGCCGGCTGTCATATTTCGTAAAATATATGACAATATGGTTGAATATTCAAAACCAGAAAGTGTTCCTCAAATAGTTCTTATCTTAGCAGAGTATCAATATAAGAATAGCTTTGTTGCTGATCATGAACTAAATATAGTAGCATGTATGACTGAATTAATGGCATCGGTAGAATGGAAATAAACTATAATAAATGAATCCATTTGAGTACTTAAACGCTATAAACTATAGTAAAAAGGATATCATGGTCGATGATATCGCCGAAAAGGCCTATGATCCCTATCTGATAAATCGAAGTCTTTCTTATTTTGCAGATACTATATTGTTAGTTAATGAGATGAATATACATCATTTTTTGGATAATAGGTTACAATTTGATTTTTGTATAAATAGTATCAGTAAGAAAAAAAGATTCAGCAAGTGGATTAAATCCCACGAACCTGATTCTCTCAAGATAATTAAAGAATATTATAGCTGCAGTAATGAAAAGGCCAAATCTGCTTTAAGAATATTGAGTCAAGGGCAAATTGAAGCTATTAAATTAAAATTAAATACCGGTGGACGACGAAACAAATAAGGTAGTAAATAATGCAGTAATAGAGATTCCAGTAGATTGGAATCCTACTATGATGCTTGAAATTACTCTCAACGAACCAGATGATTTTCTGAAAGTGAGGGAAACTTTAACGCGTATAGGAGTTGCATCTAGAAAAGAAGCAAATAAACTTTATCAGTCTTGTCATATTTTACATAAACAAGGTAGATATTTTATAGTACACTTTAAAGAATTATTTTTACTCGATGGTAAGCCTTCAAATTTAACTGAGAATGACCTTCAACGAAGAAATACTATTGCTACTTTATTATCGGATTGGGGTCTATTAAGCATAACTAACCCAACACAAGTACTTTTAAAAGCACCACTTCGCCAAATTAAAATTATCCCGCATAAAGATAAAGCAAATTGGCAACTTTTACCTAAATATTCTATTGGTAACACTGGTAAATCATATAAATAAAATTGAACGGTAATTCCATCGTTCACAGAGATGCTTAACTGGTCTCTGAGTTTATAACCTCGCTTAATTGGAGGATCAGATACATGACAGCTACAACATATACATTCCCGCGCGCATCCTTTATTGGATTCGACCAACTCTTTAATCAGATTGGTACTGCGCTTAACTCGGAAGTTCCTAACTATCCACCACATAATGTGGTCAAAATAGATGAGGATCATTACCTAATAGAGATAGCAGTTGCAGGTTTCAAAGAAGAAAACCTCGACATTGAACAGAAGGAATCGGTACTCACCGTGACCGGTACTAAGGATGACGAGAGAGCATATATTCATAAGGGTATATCCAGTCGTAACTTTACAAGAGTGTTTACTTTGAACGAACATGTTCAGATTACTAGCACTTCTTTGGAAAACGGTTTCCTTACTATTGGTTTAGAAAGAGTGATTCCTGAAGAACAAAAACCTAAGAAGATCAAGATTGGCAATAACTTTGAAAAAAAGAAGTCTTTTCTTAAAGGTTAATAAGAGCTAATATATATAGAGACTATTAAGTACTGTTGAGAAGCAACACACTGAACTTTAATCGTTAGCCAATAATCAAATACATTATGAGCAATATAAAAATTGTACGTTTAACATCGGGGGAAGAAATTCTTTGCGATCTAGCTGTTATAGGAGAAAAATATCTACTAAAACTGCCAGCAGTAATTATTCCAACCGGCAATGGAAACATTGGGTTTTCTCATTGGCTACCTTATGCAAAAAACGAAGCCGTATGCATTTCATCAAAATACGTAGTCTTCATCGTTGATCCTACGACTCAGCTGATGAATGAATATATAAAAATGCATTCAAACCTTATCGTACCACAAGATAAAGAAATTATTGGAGTTGCTTAAAATACTAAGTTAATAGATTCTTTTTAGCCAGATGTACTTTAAATTGTACATCTGGCTTTTTTATAATTACTGTATTGATATATCGTGAAATTCTATACAAATGTAAGTAGATTTGGGTCTGACATTCTTTATCGTGGTTATGATAATGGTCGTCAAATCCGTGAAAAGATAAAGTTTAAGCCCACTCTGTTTATTCCTTCAAAGGCCGAAAAGACACAATGGCATTCACTCGATGGAACAAACCTAGAAGCTTTAAATTTCTCTTCTATGAGAGAGGCAAAAGATTTCACTGAAAAGTACGAAGGTATATCGTCTTTTAATATCTTTGGAAATACTAGATGGACTGCGCAGTTCATGCGCGAAAGATTTCCTGATGAAATCTACTTTGATAGAAATCTTATTAACGTTGCCGTCTTGGATATTGAAGTAAAGTCTGACGATGGATTTCCTCATGCCGATCAAGCTCTACACACGATAACAGCAATAAGTATAAAAAATAACATTGATAATATTTTTCACGTCTGGGGAATAAAGGAATATGACCCAGAGATTTCAATCTTTAAAGGTAAGGTAGATTATCACCAATTCTCTGAAGAAAGTGATATGTTGTTAGATTTTGTTTCCTGGTTTAGTAATGGAACTAATACACCTGATGTAATCACTGGCTGGAATAGCAGAGGATTTGATATTCCTTATTTAATTAATAGAATAATACGTTTATTTGGAGAAGAAACTGCAAAACGTTTATCTCCTTGGGGAAAGGTAGAAGAGAAAGAGCAACAAATAAAAGGTAAAGTAATGAAGACGTGGGAGATAACTGGAATCTCTCAACTAGATTATATGGATCTGTTTAAGAAGTTTACTACACTTACATATGGACAACAAGAATCTTATCGTTTAGGAAATATTGCTCACGTTGTTTTAGGAACGACTAAACTGTCCTACGAAGAGTATGGAAATTTAAATAATTTATATGAACAGAATTTTCAAAAGTATATTGATTACAATATAACTGACGTAGATCTAGTAGAAAAATTAGAAGATAAATTAGGTCTTATAACATTAGTTATGACTCTAGCTTATATCGGCGGAGTAAATTATTCAGATACTTTAGGAACTACTGCAATTTGGGACTCTATCATTTATAGAGATCTCGCGAGAAAATTTATTGCTCCAAGCATTAATCAGATAAAACCTATTCATAATTATATTGTAAGAGGCGCTGATGTAGGATCCAGGAGTGGTACGAGTGGAAAGATTTCAACTTTTGCGGGAGGTTATGTAAAAGATCCAGTAGTAGGGCTTCACAATTGGGTTTGTTCTTTTGACTTAAATTCTCTGTATCCAAATCTAATTATTCAATATAACATGTCGCCTGAAACGATATGTAAAGAGATAACACCGCACATTAGCCCTGAGTTAATTTTAAATGAGGAAACTTGGACTCCTGTTTTAGATAACGTTATAACTGCTGCAAATGGTGTTCATTTTAGAACAGATAAAGTTGGAATCATTCCTCGAATCATTAATGAGATCTATGATAAGCGAGTTATTTTAAAGAAAGCAAAGATTGATGCTCAGAAGAAAAAATCTACTATTCCGAAAGGAGATAAGGTAGAAATTTATAAACTTGAAAGAGATATATCGCGCTTAGATAATCAACAGACGGCCGTAAAAATCCTTTTAAATTCTTTGTACGGAGCTTTAGGCAATCAATATTTCCGTTACTTTGACGTAGGAGTTGCTGAGGCAGTAACTATATCTGGCCAAACAGCAATTTGTTGGGCAGAAAAGGCAGTCAATAAGTATTTAAATCAAATTCTTAAAAGTAATAATGTAGATTACGTAATTGCGATTGATACTGATTCTTTATATGTGAATATGGCCAAGGTTGTAGAAAAGTTTCAACCTAAGAATCCAGTCAAGTTTCTAGATGAGTTTTGCGGTAAAGGAGTCACTCCTATTCTAAATACCGCTTATGAAAAATTAGCAAAGCAAATGGGCTGTCCTACAAATCGTATGTCAATGAAACGAGAAGCAATTGCTGATCGTGGTATCTGGACGGGAAAGAAAAGATACATTTTAAATGTTCATAATAATGAAGGAGTTCAATACGACAAACCCGAGATTAAGATCATGGGAATTGAAGCCATCAAGTCTTCTACTCCTGAAGTTTGTAGAGATGCAATGAAAGGTCTATTTAAGACTATAATGACTGCAAATGAAGTTGCAGTTCAGAAAGAAATTGCTGAATTCCGTTCATCATTTGAGCAACTACCACCAGAAAAAATAGCGTTTCCTCGAAGTGTTTCTAATTTAAGTGAATGGTCTTCAGCTTCTACGATATACAAGAAATCAGGAGGAACAGGCACTCCTATTCATGTAAGAGGTTCTTTATTATTTAATCATCATATTAAAAAGAATGGTCTTGAGAAGAAATACGAATTGATTAAGAACGGTGAGAAAATAAAGTTTACGTACTTAAAGGTTCCAAATGTAATTCAAGAGAATGTTATATCTTTTGTAGATGTATTACCCAAGGAATTGAATCTTCATAAGTATGTAGATAGAGATAAACAATTTGAGAAAACGTTCCTTGACCCACTGTCTCAGATACTTGAAGCTGTTGGTTGGAGAGCTGAAGGCGGATCAAATCTAGAAGATTTCTTTTCTTGATTTACATTTTAACTAAAACAATATATTCTATTAACACATGAGCAAAGATTGGCCACAAGACATTAAAGACATGCACGATAAGTTTGGAGTGAATCCTGTCGTGCGAAACTTCGATAACGATAAGCTTTTAGCTTTCTTAGGATTTCGAATTAGATTTTTGGAAGAAGAACTGAATGAATTAAAACTGGCAGATAACGCCGATGATGTAGTTGATGCCCTTGTCGATTTATGTGTTGTCGCAATAGGCACATTAAATGCATTTGATGTTGATTCCTATAAAGCTTGGGATGAAGTGCATAAGGCAAACATGTCTAAACAAGTAGGAATTAAAGCGAGTAGACCGAATCCTTTAGGTCTTCCAGATTTGATTAAGCCAGAGGGATGGATTACTCCTACGCATCAAGAGAATACTGGAATGTTAAGCAGACTGAATGAAGTATAGTCTTACATTGTTTAGATCTATTTTTGATAATACGACCTCAAAGCGAATGGACTTTGGGACATGGGAGAGCTTTGAGCGTTTACTTTACAGTCTTTCAAAGTTGCCAGGATATAAAGCAAAGCGCGGAGAGCGAAAAAGATCTTCACCATTAATATCTCCAGCAATTTATAAACCAGATTGCACTAGGTCTAACGCAAATGTGATAGAATGGGCCGGATGGGCGGCACTAGATGTAGATAATTATGAGGGTAAATTTGAAGATATAATCGAAAAGTATAAAAATAAATATTATTTTGTTTGCTATTCTACAGCATCTTCTACTAAAGAAAAACCAAAGTTTCGTTTAGTATTTCCATTAAGTTGTCCTGTCTCAAATGAAAAAATTCGACATTTTTGGTACGCGTTAAGCAAAGAATTTAATTCTATTGGAGACGAACAGGCAAAAGACTTTAGTCGTATGTACTATGTTCCTGCACAATATCCAAATGCAGATAACTTTATATTTACAGTAAAAGGCGAGATTATGAATCCTGCTGAGCTAATGTCAAAGCATGAATTCTCTGAAAAGATTGGAACAGGATTCTTAGATAGACTTCCTGATAATATAAAGAAAGAGATTCTTAAGTTTAGAAAAGAATCAATGTTGAATCGCGATGTGAAATGGAATTCTTATAGAGATTGTCCATTCGTTAATAAGAAACTTATCAATGAGTATAAAAGTATAGCATTAATAGATGGTTCTGGTAGATACCGAATGATATATAAGCTTATGACGAGTATAGCTTGTAATGCAGTTAAGAATAAGTATGCAATCACTTCTGGAGAAATCGCTGAAATCATTCGTCAATTGGATATGGATACAGCGAATATATATCAGCAGCGACCTCTCAAGAATGAAGCAGACCGAGCAATAGAATACGCATATAGACACGCTACAGCATGATCACTACTACTACTACTACTAGCTTTTACCCATTTAATGATGTAGTAATGACGGCTTTACAGAATATTGTCATCATCAATGTAAAAGAAGATTATTCAGATAAGCTGAATAAGTTTGTGAATAATATCGTAATTGAACAAAAGTTTAAACCTGGCCATCCTAGATATCGAACTAAAGAGATGATCGAATCAAATTCTGAAGCAGGTATAGGTGGTGAAGAGGCTCTATTATTAACTGGTCACTTTAAAGAGTATTCTCCTGCAGTAGAAAATGCAAAAAGTAATCTCTCTTACGCAGATCGCCAGATAGACTTAACCTGTGAGGATAGAAATATTCAAGTGAAAACTCTTCACATGAAATCTAAAGCTCCTACTTGGTACATATCTCAGAGCACGATGGCATCATTGATGAATAGCTCAAAGTATTGTGACGTACTAATAGTGGTTGGATATGAACTATTGAAGGATTCCACCTATCGCTATACTCCTTTATGGATGATAGACCTAAAGGCACTGGCTGCCCAACAAGGCTACTTTAGAAAGAATGAATATGACAATGGTAGGATAGGTTATGAATTTAATGAATTTGCTGCAAATAAGCGTAATATTTTGATAGATTTACGCATTTTGTAGTTTACAAACTACAGCTCTAAGTGTAGTATTTTTTCTTTATGAAAGAATCCATTAAAGTTCTACAAGAATGCGCCGAACTACAGACTAAAAAGTCTAACGATTATCAGAATCCTAATAGTAGGATTCGTCAAGCCGATTATTATCCAAGAGGAATTGCTTCTATTCTTGATGTCATTCACGCTAAAACCTTAAGAATGAGATCCGTGTTAGAAGCAATGGAAAATGATCCTAGCTATCAACCTAACTTCGAATCGATTGAAGATTCTGCCAAAGATCTTATCAATTATTCATCTTTTATTGTTGCATATATACGCAATGGTATTGACGGTCAACTAGACGATCGCGATTTCTTAAATCGTCCAATTAAGAAAAACAATGATAAACCTTCCAAGAGTTAAAGACATACGTCAGTACTTCCGTGACGAATTAGCAGCAGGAAGATTCGTTACAGATAAGACGGGCGTAAAAACGATTGAAATGATTGGCGCAAACTTCATTGCCGATGAAGAAGCTATCTTTGGTAAAGTTACCGAATATGCCGATCGTGAAGTTCAATGGTATGACTCACTATCTTTAAAAGTAGACGATATTCCTGGCGGTGCTCCGCAGATCTGGAAGCACGTTGCATCTACTAAAGGCGAAATCAATTCTAATTATGGCTGGTGTGTATATTCATCTCAGAATCATAAACAATACTGGTCAACTCTTTTAGAATTACTCTCGAATCCCAATAGCCGTAGAGCGATAATGATTTACACTCGTCCGACGATGCATCAAGATTATTGTAAAGATGGAATGTCAGACTTCATGTGCACTAATGCAGTACAATATCTTATTCGTGATAATAAGCTTCACGCTGTAGTACAGATGCGTAGCAATGATGTTTTATTTGGATATAAAAATGATCGCTATTGGCAATCGATAGTACAAGATCGTTTGCTTCAAGATCTAAATATTAAATCGGAAGAGAACTATCAAAAAGGTGACATTATCTGGAATGTAGGGTCTTTACACGTATATGAAAGACATTTTAACCTTTTAACAAATGAACAGTAAATGGAAAGGTAGGTATTTAAGTCTTGCTAAAGAAGTTGCTTCATGGTCTAAAGATCCATCACGTAAGATTGGTGCAGTAGCGATTGGAGATCGAGGTCAGGTGCTTTCTCAAGGATATAACGGTTTTCCTAGAGGAATTGAAGATTCTGAAGAAAGATATAACAACAGAGAAATTAAATATAAGTATGTAGTACATGCAGAGATGAATGTAATCTATAATGCTTCAATGAATGGAGTATCTCTTCGAGATTCTACAATGTTTATTCATGGACTACCTGCTTGTTCTGAATGCGCAAAAGGAATGATCCAAGTTGGTTGCAAGCATGTCGTTATGCCTAAAATAGATATTGCTGGAACCTGGAAAGATTCGTGCGAATTAACTCTAAGCTTATTTGAAGAGGCGAGAGTGACATGGGAGTTTAGCGAATGAAAGAGAAAGTTCTAATACTGGGTTCAAATCCTGCTTCCGGTAAAGGTTTTCCACATAAGAATACTACTATGAATCGTATCGCTCGATGGGCCGAACGGCTGGAAGTTCCTTACGATTTTGCGAATGTTATACCGTATCACGTGGATAAAGAAGATCCTAAGTTAGTAGATCAATCTCGCATATTAGGTATTACTAAAACTTATAAACATATTCTTACATTAGGAAATTTCTCGCATCACACTCTAGAGAAGCTAAATATAACTCATTACCCTCTACCGCACCCATCTTCTCGAAATAGAAAATTTAACGATAAGAACTTTGAAGAAGATACTTTAAAAAAACTTATAGCATCTAAATACCTCTCATGAAGATATTAGTCACAGGAATGAATTCAGCACAGTGTATCGAAAACTTCTGGTTAAGGCAGGATCTAGAAGTAGTGAACACTCAGTACGCGCTCATACACGCTCTTAGAGATATGGGACACACTGTTCATCACACTCATGCGGTAATAGGTGAGAGTTTAGATTCTTACGATAAAGTAATTGCTTTCATTCATAATCCAGCTGGATTTGCTCGATATCTTTACAATGGTCTCTGGGCCATCAGCCAGAGGCCGGATTGTATACTCGCCATCGATGATTGGCAGGCCGATTCTATCTGGGACGCAGTCTCAGCTCTCGATAAGGATAACTTATTTCGACCTTACCTTAGAGACATGCAAGAGATCGTGCCGAATGATGTTGAGAAGTATCTACCTCAATTCTTAGAAGCTCTTGAAACTATCAAAGCGATGAAGAACAAGATGCTGATTGCCGGTTTCTTAGGAGGCGATATCTCAATGATGCTACCTCAGTATCCTAAAGAATTATTTCATACTTGGTTACTTAATCCTTATCATTTAAACCGTCGT